GAACACGACCAGCGGCTTGGTCGGGTGCCAGGCGCTTCCGTAGCCGGCGTCGTCAACGAACGGCGCGAGGTCGGCATTGCCGGATTCCAGCAGTGCCCGGGCTTCGGACCAGTTGGCCGCGGGCACTGGCTCAACGGCGATGCCCAGCTGCTCCTCCATCCGTTGCAGGTATTCGCCCAGGATCCCCCCCATGTTGCCGTCGTCGCCGCGCGGGGTCAGTGGTGCCCCGGTGGGATCGAAGGCCACGCGCAGCACGGGCAGGCGGCGCAACCAGGTGCGTTCCTGGTCACTCAGGGTGAACTCGCCGCTGGAAGCCCAGGAAAGCGACGGGTCGAGCCAGCGCTGGTTGATTCTTTCCCGGGTCGCGGCGTCCATCTCCTGCATGGTCTTGTCGATGGCCGATACAAGCTGCGGGTGCTCGTTCGGCACGGCGAAATGCAGGCCGGTGGAGGGCAGGCGTGCCTGCCCGACGATCTCCAGGCCGGGATGGGGATGGCGCTTGAGTTCGTAGCTGATCGCATAGGGGTTGCCGACGTAGACGTCAGCCGTGCCGCGAGACACTGCATCGAGTGCTGCTTCAGTGTCCGAATACACGACAGGTTGCGCGGACGGATACCATTCGGCGAGCAGGTCGGCGACGGCGTCGCCGCTCGCGGCGGGCTCCGGGAGGTCGGCGGGGGCGCGGCGGTCCAGCTCGGCGGCGATCCTCACGACCTCCGCCGGACCGGCGTAGGTCATGCTCCACGCAAGGACGTCGTCGCCCAACTCGGCGAGGTCGCCGGTGAGTTGACCGCCGGGGAAGACCTGGGCGAGCAGGTCGCGGCGGTGGGCCTCGGCGGCGAGCTGGTCGACGTCGTCGAGGCCGTGAGCGATGGCCTCCCGTACCCGCGCGGCGAGTTGGTCGTCGGAGAGGCCGACGAGATCGGCACGCACGCCGGGCAGACGCGCGGCGAGGTCGCGGCGGTCTAGTTCGGCGGCGATCCGCAAGGCGTCGGTGTCGTCGACGTGCCCCAGCACCCTGCCCAACTCGGCGTCGGAGAAAGAGGCGAGGTCGTCGGCGAGGCGCCCGCGCGGGGCTGCGCGGTCGAGCAGGGCGACGGTGTCGCGCGGGTCGGCTTCCGCCTCGATCCGGGTCCGGGCCCGGTCGTCGAGCAGGTTCGACCGCATCGCGGCGGCGAGCTGGTCGTCGCTCATCTCCCGCACGCTGCCCTCGTCGCCGGACCACACGCGGGCGGCGTCGACCTGCTCGGGCGCCGGCGTCGTCGTACGGCGGTCGGGAAGGTTCCCCGCGCCCGGCTGCTCGCGGTGACGCAGTCGGCGCAGATCGGGGTGGGCGGCGAGGTGGCTGCGCATCGCGGCTTGCCACTGTCGGACCTTGGCGTTCGCCCGGCGCTGCGCCTCGGGGTCGACTGCGGCGGCGGCGCGGTTCTTGTACTTCCTGATGTGCCGCTCGATCTCCCGTTGCCGTTGTCCGGCCTCGTACCCGGCGGGGTCAGGCTCGGCGGCGTTGGCGCGGGTGATGCCGGGGGCGTAAGCGCTGGTGCTGTGACGGCAGTTGGGGTGTTGAAGTCCGGCGCGGCGGGCTTCGTCGAGACTGCCCGCGATGTCGACGGCGACCAGGACGCCGTCTTGGGTCGCGTGCTCCACGTCGACTCGGCGGGGTCCGCCGGCGCCGGTGAGGGACAGTACTTTGCCCTCCCACCTGCGGCAGAGCGGGCACTCGCGGGGCGCGTTGGACACGATGACCAGATCAACGCCCGCGTCCGTGAGGGTGCGGGCGTGGGCCTCGGTCGCGGCCCGCCCGACGGACGTCCGCACGGCCATCTCGGCGTACGACGTCATGGACCAGCGGCGGCCGGCGCGGTCACGGAAGGAGGTGATGCCGCGGTCGGCGAACCGCGTCATGGCGTCCTGCGTGGCGTGCCGACGGGTGCCGGTGCCGAGCAGGGGCGTTGCGGTGACCTCGGCGACGACGGCCCGGTAACCGTCGTCGACGGCCCGCAGGATCGAGCGGTGGGTCTGGTCGAGCAGGTCGACGGTTTCGGCGGCGAGGCGGTCGACGGCCTGTGCGCCCGGGGTGAGGGTGTCGACACGGCGGCGGTCGGCGTCGGAGAGGGCGCCGAGTTCGGCGACGGCGGCACGGTGCCCGGTGACGTACGCCTCGGTCACGGCGTCGAACACGTCAAGGGTGACGGCCTGGGCGAGTTCGTCGACGACCGCCTGAGAGGCACGCCGTAGCGGCTGGATCGCCGACAACTTCGCCTCGACCCACCCCGGGGCGTCGAGGCCGGCGGCGAGTTGCCGGGCGATGATGCCCAACAGCCGCTCCTCGGTCTGCTGGTACAGGTCGCGGGTGCCTGCGGCGAGGTCTTCGACCATGCCGGGATGGATCGCCACGCGGCCCACCCCCTCACCTACAGCGGGAAATTGCCCACCGGGTCGGGCGCGGCGGCGCCGGTCTCCGCAAGGATCGCCGCGATTTCAGCTTTGACCGCGGTGTCGTCCCACTCGGGATGCAGGATCTTGACCTTCGTCTGCGTCGACACGGCGCCCGCTCGGGCGAGCAGGTCGAGGCTGGTCCCGATGGACTGCATGGACTCGGCGACGCCCGCGCCGAACTCGACGACGGGGCGTTCCGGCGTGATCCTGCTGCCGAACAGGCTTTGGTCAAGAAGGAGTTGGACGTGCAACTGTTCAGTGAGGCCGTACCGCCAGTGCCCTGCCTTCTTCGAGCGGGTGACCGTGCTTTTCTGCTTGCGTGAGTCGACCTCGGTTGCGGTCGCGGCCTGCCCGTCGGAGTCGAGGCCGAACGTCGACGGCGAGTAGCCGGCGGACTGTGCGGCCTGCTTGACCAGGCCCTCTCCGGCCCTCAGGTGCTCATCCACGCGGATGCTGAACTGCGCGAGCGTGATCGATGAGCTGTCAGCGTTGGTCGGCGGGACTTTCAGCCCTCGCCAAACCTCTTGCTCGTCGTCGAACGACGCTCCTGCGCCGGGACCGTGGTCCCGAAGGTAGGCATCCGGCACGATCAGCCGCGCGCGGGCAAGGCGAATGTCCCTCATCAGGGATGTCCATGTCTCGTCAAGGCTGTCGAACTGGTCGTAAATCGGGGCTGCGTAGTCGCTACGCCCGATCGGCGATGCCCGGTGCAACCGGTGCGGAGTCATGTTCGGCACGTACGACGCGGTCAACTGCCGAATGCCGGTGCTGATCGTCTGTCCGTCGCCGTCCGCGTCGAGGCTGTCGAGCAAACTCTCGGTCTCCGGATGATCGGCAAGGGACATGAGGCGGCCGATGCTGTCGCGGGTGCCCATGTAAAGGGCGTGGGCGACGCGTCCGGACTCGTGCAACTCGATGTGCCGCCAGACCTCGCGGTCTCCGCCGGGGCCGTCCAGCTCCCGCCAGAAGTAGACACTCCGCAGCATCCCGAACCGAAACTCCGGGATAGCGCTGTCGGGCTGCACGGTGGTGATCATCGGGTAGTCGGCGATGTCGCGATCCCACGTGGTACGCAGGTAGATCCCGGACAGACCGGCGGCCTGCTCGGCTCCACCGAGACACATGGACTGCAACCGGCCCCGGTCGGAAAGGTCGTCGAGGCGGGCTTGCGTCGCGGCGTCGCTCACGGTGATCTGCGGCATTTCCGCGAACAGCAAGTCGGCGGACGCGGTGGCGATGTCGCCGGGAAGGGGGACATGGAGCCGGTGATCAGGACGGATGTCCTGCTCGCGGCGCCGTCCCCACAAACGGCGCTTCCGCTCGCGCGGCGTCTGCTGCCGGTAGATCTTCGACAACTCGCGGCGGTTCCCGGAGTACCAAGCGGCGTCCACCTCCATCTCACGGTAGTGAGCGGCCCACTGAGGGGGCGGCCACGGGGAGTTGGGGGCCGGAAGCGGCATCGGTGACCTCCTAGGCGGCGAGGGTGAGCAGGTGGCGCCACTCGTGGGCGGTGGAGTGCACGGCGTAGCGCAACGCGTCGGCGCTGTGATCGTCCGCCTTGATCGGAGCGTCGTCGCCGCGCGCCGTCGCTTTGGGGTCCCATGAGTAACCGGGCAACTCAGCAAGCAGGCCCGAACAGGACTCGTGCACCAGGAGACGACCGGCGGCGAGCAGGGCGGCCACGGACCGGATGCCTTCGACCACATCGTTCCGGGCGCGGGCGAGGCCCGGGTGCCCGTCCTGCCACATCTGCGTGGAGAACGATGCGGCGCTCGGGTCGATGAACGTCCACTCGGGTATCACCGCGAGGTCAGCAAGCCATGACCGGACGGCGGCGCTGTACTGCGCATCGGTCATGCTGCGGTGCGCGGCGCGGGAGTCGTGGCGCCACTCGTTCGTGACGTACAGCCGGCCGTCGACGCCCTCGCCCAAGAGGACCGCGGCAAACGGGTTGGTGGTGCCGTAGTCAATGCCGCACCAGTGCCGGCGCATCGTCGGCAACTCGTCGACGACGTGCCGGGACTCGTCCCACATGTCGTAGACGGCGCCCTCGGCGACCACCCACGCCCCATCGATCATGCGGCGGCGCCACAATCCGACGTACTCGGCGGCAAGGTCGGCGACGTACTCGGGCGACAACGACGGGTTGTCGGCGAGCTTGAAGTGCCACGACCGCAGGTTCAGTTCGCCGGCGCGGTCGAGATAACCGGTCTTGAGCCAGTGCCGGGGGCTGTCGGGGTTCGTCGTCGCGAACAGGCGCGCGCCGGGAACGGACAGTCGGGCGAGTAGCTGAGTCCAAAACCCCTCGGGCAACAAGGTTGCCTCGTCGACGTAGGCGAGCTGCGCCGTCAGGCCGCGTAGACGTCCCTCGGCGCGCGCGTCGGCGGCGCCGATCAGGTGGACAGTGCGGCCGAGGATGACGGCCGTGGTGGCGCCCCGGGTGTGTACGACGTGCCGGGCGAGGGGGCCGAACAGGGCGCGGTCTTGCAGGGGTTCGAGAACGTTGCGTTCGATCGTCTGGAGGCTGCGCCCACAGATGATGATCAGCCCGGACGGTCCGGCCGTGGCGACGGCGATCACGAACGCGAGCAGGCTCGCAATCGTCTTCCCGCTCCGGACGCTGCCGTGCCACAGGTTGATACGGGCGGTGGCCTGTCCGATGGACGTGAGCTGTTTGCGGGACAGGGGTAGGTGGTCGAGGTCGAGCAAGAGCGCTCACCCCCCGCCGGCGTCCTCCGTGGAGTCCGGGTCGCCGGCGGCCTGCGTCAGTGCCTCGCCGAGGGTGCCCAACATGCTGCGCACCTGATCGGCACCCTCGCCGCCCTCGGCGGGGGCGAGGCGTAGGGAGGTGCTGACGGCGGTCTGTACCGAGGCGATGATTTGCCGCTGGTCGACGAACCGCGGCCGGTCGAGGGTGACTTGGTGCCAGTCGCCCTCTTTACCGGCGAACTCGCCGTGCACGCTGCGTTCCCAGAGCTGGGCGCGCATCCGCTCGGCGTCGTCCTGGAGGTCGAGGGCGAGGGACGCGCGGCGCGCGGCGAGGTCGGCGGTACGGACGCGGGTCGCGGCCTCGACCTGCTCGGCGCGGTCGAACGTCAAGGGTGGGTCGAGGGCGGCGGCGATCTTTGAAACGGTCGAGGGCGACCGGTTGATCGTCCGGGCGATCTCGTTGCGGGACGTGCCCGCAGCGTGCAGCTCGCGGACGCGCCGGCGGTCGGCGGCGGTGATGGGGCGGGCCATGGCTCACCCCCTCGGCGCGGCTACGTGTTCAGCTCGACGCGGTGGCGTACGGCTTCGGCAGCGAGCTTCCAACCGTTCTGCACGGGACGCGTCAGGTCGTCCCACGGGGGCAGTTCCTCGCCGTGGACGCTCCGGTTGTCGGTGCTCAAGGCGTACGCCTCGTAGGCGTCCTGAGCGATGCGGGCGGTGTCCGGGCGGTGCTTGAGGAACACGGGAGGGGAACTCCAGACATGGGAACGCCCCCGCCAACAAGTCGTGACGGGGGCGGAGTTGTCGGTTTACGCAGTTGCGCAGTACTCCGCCAACGCGGCGTTGATCTGCTTCGCCTCGGCGTCGCTCACCTCGCGCTTACTGGTGCCGAACCGCTGCTGCGCTGCCCAATCCACCTTCGGCGACTTGCCGTTGATGCTGCTGCACTGGTTGCGGGCGTTGCTGAGCGCCTTCTCTTCGTCGACGACCAACTCGGGGTTCACCTGGCGGAGCGCGGCAAGCAGATCGGTACGGGTCTGGCCGGTGGGCTTTGGAGGCATTCCAGAGTCGATGACGGCGGCCGTTGAGGTGCTGGGGCTCGGCGTCGGGGCCGACTTGGTATCGCTGCTGTCGCTGCTGCTGCACGCGGTGAGCGTGGCGAGGACGACGGCGGCAACGGTGGTGACAGTGGCGGTGCGCTTCACGGGATTCCCCCCACGTGACGACAGATGCTCTGTGTGTGACGTGTGAAGGGGCGTGATGGTTGCAGGATGCACGCGAACGCCCCGCGGCTCGGCGGGAAGCGGCGGGGCATTCGGTGTCCGGGTGTTTCCGGGCACGCCGGAGACGCCCCCAACATTAGGTCACGGAAAGGTCACGGTGCAAGTCTGCTGAGTGCTCGCGCGCACGCGGGGCGAGCGTCCGGTCGCGACGGCTGCTGACGCAGTGTCGGCAGGGTGCCGACGGTCGACGTGCGGCGGCGCCCCGCCTGCCGACGGTGCGGCGGACGGGGCGCGGTCGAGGTGCCGACGGGCGCTTACTCGGCGGCGGACTGGTTGTTGACGGGGCGCGGCTTCGTCGGCGGCGACGGTCGGCAGGTGTCAACAGTGCTGGTCAGGCCGCTGACGCCGTCCTCGGTGATCCACGGGAGGGACGGAGGGCCGACGACGGGCGGCTTCTCGACGAACTTGAAGGCGGCGAGCGTCGGGGCGGTGCCGACGGGCGTCACCTGGTGGTGCCACGCCGTGCGGTACATCGTCGCCACGATGCCGACGGCGGTGCGGACGGCTGCTGACAGGTCGCATCCCGTCGTCATCATGACGGCGAGGTCGTCAGCGAGCTGCTCGTCGATGCGGACGGACTGTCGGGTGCCGGCGCGGGGTGTGGCGCGGCGCTTAGTAGTCTGGGGGTTGGCCATGGTCGGGGTTGCTCCGATCGTGGTTAGTCGGCCCGCCCGGTGGTGACGTCATCGTGTGCGGGCCGCACTTGTGTGTGGGGTGGTTACTGGTCGGTGGGGCGCTGGCGCAAGATCCGGTAGACGTAGGACTCGCCGACGCCGAGATCCGCGGCGGTGTCGGCGACGCTCACTCCCGCGTCCGCGTCCGCGTAGATCAGCCGCGGGGTGATGGCGGCGGCGGCCTCGGCAGCGAGACGCAAGGCCCGTACCTCGCTGGTGTCGAGGTCGACGGCGAGGCGGTCGAGCAGGGCGGCGCGGCGTTCGGAGTCGTCGGCGGTGTCGGCCCATTCGTCGGCGATGGCGCGTACGTACTCGAACGGGTCTCGGTCCTCGTCGGGGTCGCCGCCGGCGGCGATGATCTCGGCACGTCGGGCGGTCTCGAACTCGCTGACAATGGTCTGGATCTGCTGGGCGAATTGCCTTCCGGCTGCGGTCTGCTCCAGACCGCGGGGGGACTTCCGCACGGCGCGGGAGATCTGTCCCGGCGTCCACGTGCGGCCCTGCTCTTCCTCGGGGCCGGGCTGCTGGTCCTTGTTCATCTGTGGTGCTCCTGGTTGGGGTGTTGGGGCCCGCCCTCGGTTGAGGGCGGGCCGGTGGGGTGGTCTACGGGCGGAACAACGCTCCCTGCTCGACGTCTTGGTCGAGGGCGAACAGGGTGTCGTCGGTCTGCTGCTCGCCGATCCATGCGCCCTGCCATGTGCCTGCGGTGGCTTCGGCCTCCGCGACCAGGGCGGCGGCCTGCTGCGCCTTGACGTCGGCGGCCTGGTCGTCGGCGAGGAACGCGGCAAGGGCGGGGAACTCGCGGTCGAGCAGGGCGGCGACGGATGCGGCGGCGCGCTCGGCGGCCTGGGCGTCGCGGGCGGTGGCGCGCTCGGCAAGGCGGGCGGCGTAGGTCGCCAGTAGGGCGGCCTCGGCCTCGCGGTTGTACGTGATCACCCATCCGCCGCGGGCCTTGGCGGCGAGCTCCTCGGCGGCGCGGTGCTGCGTGATGCCGGCGGCCTCCTCGACGGCCTCGAAACGGCGGCCGTGCGTCTTGCGGGCGGGCGTGCCGGTGCGGGTGACGCAACGGGTGCCCGCGGGGGCGTGGCACGTCGGGCACGCGACGGTGTCGGCGAGGGTGTCGAGGTCGGCAACCTGGTCGGCGGCCTCAACGGGGTTCCCCTGCCCGTCGACGGGCCATGCGTGGCGGAACATCGCGGCGGCGGCGCGCACCTCGTCGAGGGTGCCGGCGGCGCGGGTCGAGGTCATGCGGCAGAGTCCGCGCTCGCAGACGTCGCGGGGGGCCTCACACACGCGGAGCTGGTAGCGGCCGGGGCGCGGTGCGTCGAGCAGGCCGGCAGCGCCCTGCTCAAACGCGTTTGTCGCGACGGGGGCGGCCTGCTCGGCGGCGGGCGCGTGGCCGGCGCGCTGAATCCACAGGCGGGCGGCGCGCACCTTGGCGACGGTGTGCAGCTTGCGGTTTTCGAGGATCGCCTCGGCGTACGCGCTGATGACGTGCAGGACGCGGGGGCTGGTCGGCTTGATGACCAGGGTCCGACCGCGCCCGCGGCGGGCGGCGTCGAGTGCGGCGGCGGTCTCGACGTCGCCGATGAACTGACCGGTGAGGTGGTCGGCGAGGGCGCCGGGAATGGTGACTGCGCTCATGGGGGGTTGCTCCCTTGGCTGTCTGGCTGGTGCCGGGTGACGTCCGGCAAGCGCACTGTACTCCGTACTGTACTCAGTACACAAGCGGGCGTGGGAAAAGTGAGGCACCCCAACTTGGGGGCGCCTCAAGGGAGTTGCTAGGCGCTCTGCTGTTCCGGCTCGCGTGCGGCGAGCATCTCCGACCAGAGATCGACCAGGGCGGCGCCCCGCCAGATCCGCCGGCGGTGGTCGAGGACGACGGGCGCCGGGCACTCCTCGCCCCGCCCGCAGTACACCTCTGGAAGGTTCCCGGTGGTCTGCCCGGTGAGCGGCCCCCGACAGTAGGGGCACGGCTGGTTGAGGGTGACCGTGTGCCGGTCGCGGTTCAAAGCGCGTTCGACGGTGCGGCGGGCGCGGGCGGCGACGGCGGCCACCTGATCGGCGAGGCGTATCGGCATCAGCCGGAACATGGGGCCCGGTTCGTCGAGGGCGCGGCCTTCAAGCCAGACGGCGGCCCAGTGCAGGCCGTAGGCGCGGCTCCCGGCCGACGCGACGGGGATCGTCCCGACGGCGGCGGGCGAGCGAACCGGCTCGGGCCGGACCCCGTATTTGGCCTGCGCCTCGCGGTCCTCGGGCGTACGCGGGTCCGTTCCGGTGAACACCCCGGTGACGCCCCGGCGGGGCAGGGCGTCACGGTAGGTCGGGGGGTTCCAGCGGGCGGGGTCGGTGCGGGCGTCCGGGCTGGTGGCGGGGTGCTGTACCTGCTCGGCGACGGCGTCGGCGAGGTCGAACAGGTCGCGTTCGACGGACAGTGCGGCGTCAAGGGCGGTGAGGTTGAGCGGGGCGGGGTGCTCGCGCAGTGTCAACGGCGTGCGTCCGACGGCGGGTTCGGCCGGCATGGGGTCGTCGGCGGCCTGCGCGGCGGCGAGTTGGTCGAGGAAACCGGCGCACTCGCGGGGCGGCCACTCGGCGGCGGGGGGCTGCTCGATGGCGGCGAGCAGGTCGCCCCACTGCTCGCGGACGGCGGCGAGGTCGACGGCGGCGCGCTGGCCGGGGGTGGTCGTCATGCGTGCTGCTCCTGCTCGGGGGTGGTGTCGAGGGCCTGCTCGATGCGGTCGGCGTAGATGGCGGCGGCGCCCTGGGGCGAGCCGGCGCGCATCCGTGCGGCGAGGGCGCGCACGCGGTCGACGGCCTGAGAGAGGGGCAACTCGGCGGCCATGGCGGCTCGGTCGGCCTTGCGGTCACGGCGGGCGGCGAGCCACGCGGTCCGGTACCGACGGGCGCGGTTGCGCTGCGCGCTGGTCTCCTCGGCGGCGGCCCGGGTGCGGCGGCGCTCGGTGGCGAGGGCAATGTCGTGCTCACGCTGCTGCTCGGCGAGGCGGGCCTCGGTCGAATCAGCGCTGTCGAGGATGCGGGCGTGCAGCCGTGCGGCGGCCGGGGACAGGCCGTCATGTTCGGCGACTGCGGCGAGGGCGTCGCCGAGGGACTGCGCGTTGCGGACGCGGGCGAGAACGGCGAGCACCTGGTCGACGCGGGCGCGATGCTCGGCGAGGGCGTCGCGGTGCTGCCTGCGTTGTGTGTATGCCTCGCGGGCGGTGGCATTGATGCCGTCGTGCATGGCCTCGACGTCGCGGGCGAGGCGGTCGCGCTCGCCTTCAAGCCGGCGTATCTCGGCGTCGGCGGCCTCGCGGTGGCGGGCGAGGGCCTGCGTCGTGCCGGCCATGGCGCGGCGTGTCTCGTCGGCCTGGCGCTGCTCCTCGCGTACGTGCTCGGCGAGTAGGGCGGCCTCGGCGGTGGTCGGGGGGATGCCGCGGGAGAGGCGTACGAGTAGGACGTCGACAACGGCCCGCCGGTCGGCGCGGTCGCGGTCGCGGCCCTTGGGGGCCCGCTGCTGGGGGCGGGGGCTCATCGGTGTTGCTGCTCCTGTGCATCGTCGAGGGTGGGCTGTTCGACCGGGGCGCGGCGCGGTCGCCGTGGGCGGCGGGCCCGGACGGCAGGCCGCTGGTGCTTGCGCCGGCACTTCGGGCCGTATCCGTCGGGCGAGGGCGTAGCGAGGGTGCGTCGGCATGCTCGGCATGCACGGGCGCTCAACTGACGTCCGGAATGCACAGCCACCCGGGATCGCTGAGTTGGTCGGCAGGGATGCCGAGCAGGTCGGCGGCCGTCCTCAACTGGGCGTTCCAGTCGGCAAGTTTGATGTCGTGTGCCTGGGGTGTGATGTGGTCATACGTGCCGAGGCTGACCTCGTAGCACTGGGTGACCAGGAACAGCCGGTCGTGGTCGTAGTCGCCGGCTGTCAGGGGCCCGACGTCGGGGCACTGCCTCTTGTGCTGGGCGAGGGCCCGGTCGTATTGCTCGGATGCGAGCCGGACGGGGCCGGAGGTGGTGACGTGGACGCCGTACGCGACGTAGGCGGAGTGGGTGAAGCCCATGGTCGATTCCCTCGATAGGGCCGGGCCCGCGGTGAAGGCAGGCCCGACGGTGGTGGTCAGCGGTGGCGGGCGTCGGCGAGCGGCCGGTGCCCGCGGCGGACCAGCGCGGCGGTGGCGGTGACCAGAGCGGCGAGCAGGCAGACCACGGTGAAGCCGAGCGCGGCGAGGCCCACGAGGGCGAGGACCCCGGGGAGTTCGGGGGTGGTCATCGCTGCGCCTCGTGCTCGTTGTCGAGGCCGTCGGCGTACGCGGTGATGATCTTCCGGGCGCCCTCGTAGCCGGTGAGTACGCCACGGGTGGCGCGGGTGAGCCCCCATCGGGCCCGGACGTCGCTGCGGTGCGCCTCGACCAGGGCGGCTATCTGGCGGGCGTGCGCGGCGAGCAGGATGCGGGCGGCGGCGAGGGCCTGCTCGGGCCCGCGGGGGGTGTCGACGTCGAGCAGGACGTCGCGCAGTGAGGCGAGCACCTGGTCGGCGCGGCCGGCGTTGAAATCGAGGGCGCCCCGCACGTCAGACGGGTCGAGGGGCATGGTCGGACGGCGGTCGTCGGCCTGCTGCGCCTCGCGGGGCTCGGGCGCGTCGTGGACGGGGCACGGGCGGCCGGTGATGAGCGCGGTCGAACAGCGTCCGGCCTCGCCGTCGAGGCCGTCGGCGAGCTGGCGCAGTGCCCCGGCGGCGACGGTGCGCGGAAGGTTGGTCGAGATCTCCGCGGGCCCCTCGTTTGGGACGGCGACGATCAGACGGTGGGTGTCGAGGGAGGCGATGGCGACGGCGTCGGGAATGCGGGTCATGGCGGGGCGCTCCGAGTGTCAGTGGTGGGTGGTACTCGCGTGCGGGCGCGCGCATGGCGGCCCGCGTCCGGACGCGGCGAGGACGTCAGAACGGGGGCTCGTTCGCTGCGCTGCCCCATTGGCCTGCGGAGTTGCCGTTGGCCCACGGGTCGCTCTGGGGGGTTCCGTAGGGCTGCTGAGCGGCCTGTCGGCTGGTCTGGGCGTTCTGCTGGCCGTTCTTGGTGACGGCGGCGGACGCGCGGAGCAGGGACGGGGCGATGTCGTCGGCCTGGATCTCGTACGACGATCGGCGTTCGCCGTCCTTCTCGTACTGGCGCTGAGTGAGGCGTCCGACGACGATCACGCGGTCGCCGCGGCGAATCGATTCGGCGACGTTTTCAGCCTGCTGGCGCCACACGGACACGCTGAGGAAGACGGGGTCGCCGTCCTTCCAATCGTTTGTGGTGCGGTCGAACGTGCGGGGCGTCGAGGCCACGCGGAAGTTCGCGACAGCGGCGCCGGACGGGGTGAACCTGAGTTCGGGGTCGGCGACGACGTTGCCAACGAAGGTGATGGGGGTTTCGCCTGCCATTACGCGGCGGTCCTCTCGGTGTGGGTGGTGGGGAAGTGGACGACGGGGGCGAGCTGCTGCTCGCGGGTGCGGCGGGCCCGTTCGCGGGCGCACGCGAGGCACCTACGCATCCCGTTCGGGTGCGACGGCGGGTAGCTGACGCGGACGTTGGCCGGGTCGGTGAGGTCATGGCCGTTTACGCACTTCGTACGGCGGGCGTTGATTGCGCTGGGGCCGGTCGAGCGGAGGACGTTGGTCCTGTGGTCGACGGGGTCGAGGTGGTCGTCGGCGACGCATCGGCGGACGCTGCACAGGTGGTCAAGTTCGAGGCCGGCGGGTATGGGGCCGCGGGCCTGCTCGTACGCCCATCGGTGGGCGGCAACAACGCGGCCGGCGATCCAGAAACGCCCGTACCCGTCGCGGTCGAGGCTTTCCACCGCCCAAAGCAGGCAAGGCGTGTTGGGGGAGTTGGGGCCGATGGGAACGGTCCCGGTGGTCGTCTTGGTGGCAAACCGGTCGGCCGGTGTCGAGGTCGTTCGAGCCATCGTGGACGTACCTCCGGGATGTTCAGCAACCTGTGGAACTTGCTATCTAGGTCGGTAGCTTTCTGCCGAGATAGAAAGCTAGCAGGCAGGGGGGCGGCTTGTCACAGAGGGATTCGCCCCCCTGTCCTGCGGGATTTCACGATGCGTGGTGCTCGGCCGGGTCCGGGGTAAGCGTCCATCCCTGGGCAGTCAGGGCGTGGGCGATGCGCTGGGCGGTCCGCTCGGGCCTGGTCAGAATCTCGGCGGTGGACGCGTCTTCCAGCTCTGCGCGGATGACGGCGAGGGCGGCGGGCGGGATCATCGCTGGGCCCCGGTGATGTGCCGGGCGCGCTGCCGGTGCTCGGGCCGGACGATGCCGGGCGGGCTCATCAGGGCGCGGGCGTCGCGCTTGGCCTCGGCGGCGAGGCGTCGGCGGCGGGTGTCGTGCTCGGCCTGTTCGCGGGCGGCGGTCTCGGCGCGGGCGTCCATCCATGCGAGCCACGACCGGTGGCGGTCGCTGTCGTCGGGCCGGTAGTCGGCGGGCGTGGGCGGGTGACCGGCGGCGGCGAGCTGCTCCTCGGCGGCCTGCTCGGCGAGCATGGCGGCGCCGTCCCTCTCGTCGAGGATGCGCCACTCGTCGTAACTGACGTGCTCCTCCAAGAACGCGTATGCGCCCGTGTTAAGTAGGTCGCGGAATGCCTTGCGGGCCCGCTTGCGGTCCGGCGTGCGGTACACGACGGGGTCGGGGTTGCGGTCCCAACTGGCCCTTACGCGGTAGGAGTTGCGGTTCTTGGTGCGGTCGCGCGGAACGGCGCGGCGGCGGGCGCTCATACGGCGGTCTCCTGTGTCTGGCGGCGGGCATGGTGTGCCTCGGCGTCCTCGACGCGGCACGGGTGCGGCGCGGACTTCGCGCGGTAACTGACGGCGTTGTTACGGGGGTTGATGCGGCGGGCGCGGCAAGGCGTGCCCTTGGGCGCCCCGCACCATGAGCACTCGACGTCGAGGGCGTCGGGAAGATTGGCGGCGGCGAGGCGTTCGCGTTGGGCGCGGTGCGGCCGGTACTGGGCGAGCTGGTCGCGCACGGTCTTGGGCACGTACGAACCGAGTTCGGCGAGGCGGCGAGCGGCGGCGGCGTCGCGTTCGGCCCGGATCGGGCTCGGGCGGCCCTCGATGGCCTGCTGAGGCGTCGGGGGCAGCGCTCCGACGGCGACGGCCTGACGGGTGTTCCGCAGCGCTGCCCGGTACGCGGCTTCGTTGTCGGGGTCGACGGCCGGCGCCGGGTCCCAGTGGCGGCCAACGATGTCGGAGCGGTAGGACTCCCACGGAGCGCCGACGTCGGAGGGTTTGATCGGGTACGGCGACGTAGCGATGTGCCGGGTGGTGACCTGCGCGGCGTCCCAGTGCCGCCCGTCGGGGTGCTGGGCAGTCGCGGGGACGTGTCCGAGCAGGGTCGCCCATTGCTCCATCCGTTCGCCGGCCGCAGTCCTCGACTGGGGGGCGCGCTCGGGGGCGAGGCGGTCGACGTGGGCGAGCAGGGCGGCGATCTCGCGGCGGTCCATGGGGTTACTGCTCCTCGGCGAGTAGGTCGGCGTACCAGTCGGCGGCCTGGGCGGCGCGGCCGGGGCGTTCGGCGGCGGACGGGAACGGAACGACGTTCGAGCTGCGGGAAGGTGCGGCCGGGGTGGCGGCGGGGACGGTGCCGGGCGCCGGAGCGGGCGGCAAGGCTTGCCAGGTCCGCAGGAAGTACCGGGCGTGCGCGACGCCGGTGCGGGCGCGCTGGGCGGCCTGTACGGCGGCGGTGGCGAGCATGTCGAGGCCGGACCGCTTCGCCAAGGCGTCGACGATGAACCACTCGGCCGGGGCGAGGTTCCACGCGACCAGGACGCCGGTGGCGGTGATCTGGTCGACCAGGGGGCGGGCGAACTCCGGGATCACTGCGACCGTGTCGCGCCCGTGCTCCCTCATTCCTTCACTCACTCCCTCTATGGGTGAGTGATGGGGGCCGAGATTCGGCCCTGTAGGGGGCTCAGATTCGGCCCCAAAGAGGGGGTCCGGGGTCTGCGCGGGGGGACTGGACTTCGGCCCGGTAGAGGGGCCGGGATTCGGCCCGGTAGCGGAGAGGGGGCCGGATTTCGGTCCGGGGGCCATTTCAGTTTTGGGGCCGGATTCCGGCCCGGTAGCGCGGGCTGCGCGCACGTGTCCGACGGCCCCGGGAAGCTTGTACAGGGTGGCGCGGCTACCGGCGGCAGGCTCGTCCTCGACCAGTTCGCCACTGGCGAGGGCGGCGTCGACGGCGGCCCGCGCGGTCGAGCGCGACGCGGCAAGGCGGCGCATGAACTCGGCCGTGCCCATGCGCACGGTGGCCTCGGGGCCGGTGACGGCGTCGGCGACGGCGAGCAGGACTAGGCGAGCGTTCCCGCGCGACTTCGCGCAGTTCCACACCCAATCCATGGCGTCGAGGGTCAACGGGGGCTCTCCTTGCTGGGGTGGTGCTCCCGGGGGCGAGGGGCACGGTGGGCTCGTCCTCGCCCCCAGGGCGGTACGGGGAGGTCAGAAGGGGGGTTCGCTGCTCCAACCGCCCCCGTCGCGGTAGCCGAAGAAACGGCGCGCGACCCAATTGGGCAGGACAACGACGGTGCGCTTGTCGCTCGGCTCCCAACACCCGCACGTGACCGGCGTCGGCTCGTCCTCGTACGCGCTGCCCTCGTCCCATCCCCCGTCGCCGAAGCAGTCGGGGCAGGTGGGCCGCGGGGTGTCGGCGAGGGCGATGCGCGGGCGGGGCCACGTCACGTAAGCGAGGCGCAGACGGGCGCGGGTGCGGTTACGCATGGCGGTTCTCCGGTCGTCGGTGGGTGCGGGCGGGCTGGTGGTCGTCGCACTTCCAGCCGCACGGGTACGGGCGGACGGGCCGGGCGCCGCACCGGGGATTGCCGTGGTCGCACTTCGGCGCCTTGTCCTCGGCGGCCGGGACGTCGACGGCGAGTTGTCCGGGAACGGGCTCGGTCGGGGGCTCGTCGAGGCGCCGGCGCATGGCGGCGAGGCTCGCCTCGGTCGTCCGGGTCACTGCTCGGGGCCCGTTGCGGTGGGTGCGGCCTCGATGGCGAGGGGCGCGTCGAGGTCGAGCGATCCGGTCTCGACGGCCTCGGCAACCAACTCGCGGCCGTCGAGCGGTTGCCGCTTCGACGTGCGGGAGAACGTCCACCGGTAGTAGCGGCTGCGCGTCGGTTTGATCATCACGCCGGGCACGTCGTGCACTTCGCCGGTCTCGGGGTCGGCGAACTGGGGTACGCCAGCGGCGTCGACGGCGGCGAGCACGGCCGTAGTGAACGCTGGGTCGAGGACGGTTTCGGTGCGGGCCGGAACGATCCGGAAGTCCCAGTGGTCCGGGTAGTGGTCGCGCACCCATGCCTCGAACGCGGTGCGGTCGGTCACCTGCGCCTCGGCCTCGCCCCCGACACGGGTCACGCTCGCGAACTTCGTGTCGTCGTCAAGGAACACGTCGGCCTTCGTGCTGCGGCTCGCCTTGTACTGCCGGTCGAGCAACGCGACGGCCTCGCGGTTGACGTCCTCGAACAGTTCCTCGGCCTGATCGAGGCGGGCCCGCATCGCCTGACGGCGGCGCAGTACGGCGGCGAGGTACGCCGGGTCGGGCGCCTCGGTCTTCTTCTCGACGGCGGTCACTGGGCACCCCCGGCGGCCTCGATCTTGGCGCGGAACTGGTCGAGCTGCTGGGCACCGGCCTGAGCGATCGGGAGTCCGTACACGCGCTCGAAATCGGCGTCGAGCGTGGCGAGATGGGCGCGGGACGCGGCGAGCCTGAGCGCGTTCTCGGCCTCCTCAGCGGCGGCCTCCGCATTCGTGACGGCGTCGGGCACGGCGGCCTCGGCGGCGACCGCGTCGGAAACCGGGTGCGGCGCCGAACCGGACGGCGTTCCCTGCTCGGCCTGCCGTATGGAGCCCGGCTTGGTCGCACCGATGGTGGCGAGGCGGGCGAGGTGGTCGGGGTGCGCGCCCCGAGTCTGTGCGGTGCCGTGCAACTCGCGGACGGGGCCGACGGTCTCGGCGGCGTGCGCGTCGCGCAACTCGGCGAGGCACGTCATGTACTCCGAGGGGGCGCCCGCGTTCTGCGCGTCGGCGAGGATCGCGGCGAGCTGGTCGGCGTCGGCCGTCGCCGCGGCCTCGGCGAGGTAGTCACGCGGCGGCACGGCCGGCGCGGGCGGCGGGCTGTTCGGCGTCGACTGCACGACGGTCACCCCCTGTTGCACAGGCGGGGTGTCGGCGCGCTCGACGACGACCGGGTTCCCTTCCTGGTCGACGACGGCCCCCAACTCCTCGGGGGTGTAAATGGCGCCGTGCAGCACTTCGGGGCACGCGGTGCGAACGGCCTCGGCGATGGCACGCGCTCGCAGCATGGCGCGCGGGAACTTCTCCCAGGGCTGCGGCTGGTTCTTCTGGTCGCGGGCGTGCGGCCGGTTGTCGCGCAGCGTGCAGAGCCCGGCGGTCACCGCGTCGTCGAGGGTCCACTCGATTACGGTCTCGTCGTCGGGGAAGTCGGCGCGGTTGATACGGACCTCGCACCGAGTGCGTTCCGACGTGATGCGGACACGGTGACCGGCGGTGCGGGTCCGGCCGAGCATCAGATCGGCGGACTGGCACGGCTTGCCCTTGATCACGTGAATGGTCGTGATGGTGGTCACGACGTCGAGGCCGAGTGCGCGCCCGTACTCCATCGCCCACAGGACAGACGCGGGCTGCTTACGGTAGGCGTCCGGGAGCAGAGGGGTGTTGGCCAGGGACTCGCAGAACTGCCATGCCTCGTACGGGGACATGTGGCCGAGCGACAGGGCTCCCCCGCGGGCGGGCACGACGGCGGCTGGCGCGTGGGCGGTGGGCAGGGTGGTGACGGTCAAGTGGTGCTCCGGTTCTGGGTGTTGCGGACGTGTGCGGCGTGCTTGGTGAGCCGGGCGGCGAGCGTCACGGCGTCGTCCGGCGAAAGCTCGGGGTCCCGCTGGGTCTCCTCGGGGACCTCGGCGAGCAGGGCCTCGCGGGTGCCGTCGGCCTCGGCGGCGCGTACGGCCCGATCGATCTCCGAGGCGTCCTCGCTGCACACGGCGAAGTCGAGACAGAGGACGGCGGCGGCGTGCGCGACCAGGAGCAGGCCGACTTGCTCGGGGTCCTCGGCGTACGCGACGGCGAGATCGTCGAGCAGGGGCGCCGTGATGTGATCGCGGATCGGCAGGCGTACGGCCCTGCCGTCGGCGGTGAGCTGGGGGCGGATCACCGGGTCAGCTCCTCGGGCATGGTCGGCTCGTCGACGGAGAGGGCGCCCGTGATCGCGTCGTAGACCTGCGGGCGGGCCCAGTCGGCGCCGGGGAACATGCGGGTCAACAGACCGGCGGCGGCGCGGTGCGCGTCGCGGTCGGCCCCGACCGGCCCGCCGAGTGCATCGGTGAGGACAACCCATGTGGTGAGGCGGTCGGCGCCGTTGTGGTCGGCGGTTCGCACGGGGACGATGCGCACGCGGATGGTGCCGGGGGCGATCTGGTCGAGTTGCCGGGCGATCACGCCCGTACGGACGGCGTGCTTGCGCTCGGCCTCGGTGGTCGGCGCGGCGGTAGGCTGCGGGGTGTTCACGATCGGCCTTTCGGGGTTGGTCGGAAGGGGCCGTCCGGGTCGCATCCGGGCGGCCCCTTCGCATGGTCAGGCGGCGGTGCGCTGCTGTTCGGCGGCGGGCGCCTGCTGGCGCTGTTCGCGTTCGAGGCGCCGCACGATGAGTTCGTGTTCGGGGGAGAGACGGCCGGCGGCGCGGTCGCGGGCGATGCGGACTCGGGCCCGGTCGAGGACGGCGCGGGCGGCGGCGATGGCCTGCTCGCGGGGGACCACGACGCCGGTCACGCGGCGACCCCGGCCGTGGTGCGGCGGTAGAGCGTCGAGGGGGTGATGCCGACGGCCTCGGCGACCTGGGCGGCGTGGTCGCCGCGGGGAGCACCCACGCCGTTCCAGATGCGCCACGCGGTCGGACCGGACAAGCCGGTCGTACGGGCGAGTTCGGAAGGGGTGGTGATGCCGCGCTGACGCGCGGCGGTGTGCAAGAGGGCACGGTCGTACACGGGCCGTTCCTTTCTGTCTCGGCAGCTATCTGCCGAGACAGAAAGCTATCAGCTTTCTTTCGAGTTTGAAAGTTAGGCAAAGGTTGCTGATCGGGGATGTCCGTTGACGGGCCGTGATCGGCATATGACAATCGGACACACGTACGAACCGAAGGGTCTGATTCCGCAGGTCACGGCACACCTAGGGGGGAAAGTGCGACGAACCACCGTGTCCAAATCGTGGCGTGTCCATCTGTCCGCGCACGCGCTACATTTCACCCATGAAAAAAAGCAAGGGCGCTACAACCCCCGAGCCCGCTGATGCGTCCGCGCTCGCGGAAGCCTTCGGCAGATGGCTGCGGCACCGCATCGAAGATCTCGGACACGACCTGTCGGGCCAACGCAGCGGCGGCCGCTCCGCCTTCGCGGCAAGGGCAGGTATCAGCCCCTCCACCGTCACCCGCCTGCTCCGCGGCGAGATCCCCACCGACATCCGCATCCTCCGGACGCTCGCCGACGCCCTGCGCGTCCCCTATCCCGAGGTCCTCGTACGCGCCGGCATCCTCAAGCCCGAGGAGCTGGCAGCGGTGCAGGCACGATCCACCCCCGTCGAGCGTCGCATCACACCCGAGCAGGCCGCCGACGAACTCGGCATCACTGACCCTGTGGAACGCCGCGTGTTCGTGGACATGACGAAGACGCTTTCGCGAGCCGCGCCCCAAGAAGGCGAGCAACGCGCCGCCGACTGATCGCACTACGGAGGACCCGCACCATGCCCGGCTATACCCGGCTCATCTTCGCTCTGTCCGTGATTGCTGTAGCCCTGGGCACGGGTCTGGCGATGACCGGCGTCCTCCGCGATCACCTGCCCGTTTGGCGGGTCGGCCTAATCGTCCTGGTCGCCGCCCTCCCCTCACTCTGCTACGCCCTGATACACCGGGCCTCCCAGGTGAGCCGCGATCAGCTTGACCTGACATACCGCGCCGGCTACGAGCAGGCCCTTCGACACGTGTCAATGGGACTTCTCGACCCCACCGCACCGACGGACGGGGGCGAGACCGTCGCGCGGGACGGCACCCAAGGCATCACGCCACGAGGTGCTAAACACCTGCCCGACAACGTGCGGCCGATCCGGCCGCACGATGACAAAGAGAAGGACAGGAAGACCGGATGACGTTAGAAATACCCGGAACTTTCCAGAGTATGAGACTTGGCGACTGGATCGCCTATATCAGGGTCTCAACCTGGAAAGAGGAAAAAATCAGCCCGGAGCTTCAGCGCGCTGCAATTGAGGAATGGGCAAAAAGTGTCGGTGCGCGAATCATCGATTGGGTAATCGACCTCGACGAATCGGGCCGCCACTTCAAGCGCAAGATCACAAGGTGTGTCGAGCGGGTTGAGGAAGGAGAAGCGAAAGGCGTTGTCGTCTGGCGGTATTCAAGGTTTGGTCGCAATCGAACTGGAAATTCAATCTGGCTTGCAAGGCTCGAATCATCCGGCGGCCAGCTCGAATCCGCTACCGAACGAATCGACGCTCGTACTGCTATAGGCGAGTTGCATCGTGACATGATCTTCGCGTTTGGCAACTATGAGAGCAACCGCGCATCGGAACAATGGAAGGAGGCCCACGCCTACCGCGTCAATCAACTCAGGATTCCCGCAACCGGGCGCCAACGTTTCGGGTACATCTGGCACCCCCGGAAAGTTCCTGACGCAACCTCACCCACCGGGTGGCGACTTCAGGAAGAGCGCTACAGTTACCACCCCGACAATACCTCTGTGGTAGAAGAGCTGTACGAGCGGAAAACTGAAGATCACGACGGCTTTAACAGTCTTACGCAATGGATCAACGAAGATCTGGCAATTCTGACCACGCGCGGAAAGCCGTGGTGTGTGTCGTCGATGCTGCGCTTTCTCGACAGCGGGTTTGCTGCCGGGCTGCTTCGTATTCATGATCCAGAATGCCCTTGCGTTCCCCCTCCGGGGCAAACTGGGCGATGCAAAAATAATCGCTTTATCTACGTTCCTGGTGCTCAGCCGAGAATCATCACCCCGGACCAATGGAACGCATATCGCGCCCATCGAGAACAGACCAAGAAGACTCCGCCGCGCGCCCGAAAAGCCACGTACCGACTTAGTGGAATATTGTGGCACGGAAATTGCAGGTTTAGTGCGGGCATGTCGTCAAGCACAGAGAAGAACAGGCAGGTTCACGGAAGCTTGGTGGTCTGCTCGCGCCATAAGAACGGTAACCGAATTGACTGCCCCAAAGGGATCAATGTATCCCGAAAGCGGGTGGAGGTTGACGTCAAGAAGTGGCTACGAACTGAAGTCGCTGAAGCTGTCGACGCTTTGGAAGATTCATTGGAAAAGGAAGGGGAGGGGAATTCTCAAGATCCGCGTGAACAGGGAAAGCGTGAACGTGCGTACCTGCAACGGGAGCTACTGAAGATCGAGGCTGCCATTGACCGTTTGGTCGAACAGAACGCACTCGAACCCGATAAGTACCCGGGTGACAGTTTCGAGCGTGTTCGTGACAAGCTGCTCAGTCGTAAAGGGATTCTGATTGCAGAATTGGGCGAGCAGGACGAGGAGGAGAAGCATGGTGAACTGCCACAGCGTGAAAGCTTTCGCCCTTTGGTTGTTGGCCTGCTCAAAGAGTGGGACCTGCTGACCACGATCGAAGCCAACGCGCTGTTGCGGCAGGTGATTCGGCGCGTAGTCATCTACGACGAGCGCGACGAAGAGGGTACGCTCGTGAGCTGGAAAACGGTTATCCACCCTGTGTGGGAGCCCGACCCGTGGATGCCCAAGAAGATCTGTCTAGGGCCGTTCGCTGCCCGCTTGGACTGGTCGCCCGCGTTCCTGTGGGAACGGCCGGCCGGGTCAGCGGCTGAGGCTGATATCGACCTCGCGGTCGCAGCCGGACCGGCAAAACTCGTCCTGACCAGGTAA